ACTGCGGTGGACTTGAGTGAAGCTGCTCTTGAGCAGGCTGTCATCGACATCGCTGGTTTCACGAATGATCGTGGTTTGCTGATTGCTGTGAAGCCGAAGACTCTGATTATCCCGCGTCAACTGACGTTTGAGGCAAAACGTATTCTTGGTAGTGATGGTCGTGTTGGCACTGACAACAACGACTTGAATGCTATCAAGCAAATGGGCTTGATTCCTGAAACGGTGGTTAACCATTATCTGACTGATGCTGATGCATGGTTCATCCGTACTGATGTGCCTCACGGCATGAAGCACTTTGAACGTCGTGCTGATGCGTTTGATATGGATAATGACTGGGATACTGAGAATGCCAAATACAAGGCGACTGCTCGTTACAGCTTCGGCTGGACCGACTGGCGTGGTGTATACGGCTCGCCCGGCGCTTAAGGAGATAACACATGGCTAGCTTTAGTTCAACTCAAGTTGGCCTGTCGTATCCAAAGGCACGCAGTCTTATCACTAAGATCGTGCCTATTGCTCGTACTGACAGTTCAACTGTTAAGTGTGTTATTCCTAAGGATTCAGTGATTGTGGGGGTTCACGTCAATCAAAACGTGAATGCTTCTACTGCTGCGGGTTCATTTGTACTTGGATGGTCGGGGTCTACTTCGGCCGTTCTGAGTGCGTTCTCTATGGCAACTACGGCAGTTGGTTTGGTTAATGCTGGCACCTCTTTGGGCGCTGGTACTTTCTCTAAGCTGACTGAAGACAAGGCAATCCTCTCTACCTACACTGTTGGCAGCTCAACTGCTGGTGGTACTGGGTATGTGGTTATTGAGTACTTTGTTGCTGGTCCTGGTGAACAAGTGGATGACTAACGTCATCTAGCCCTAATAGGCCAATGGGGGTGTAAAGCCCCCTCTTTATAACTTTTTGGAAGGGAATGGACATGGGTACAAATGTTTTTGTAAAAAGCGGTAGAGTTACTGATCTAGTTCCTGAAGGCACTACGTCTACATTCACTGGTAATTGGATGTATAAAGATGCTCCAAAGTCTTCTATTCAGGTGGTAGCAACTGCGTCAGCTACGGTTGTCTTTGATGTTAGTAACGATGGTGTAAATGCTGTTGCTACGGCTCTAGGCACTGTGACACTTGCTGCTGCAGGTAGTGATGGTTTTACTACAGACGCTCCTTGGAAGTATATTCGTGCTCGGGCCACAGCTAATGCTGGAGCCGTGTCTATTTATATGAGCGTGTAATATGACCGCTACTACAAGTCAAATTGTTTCTGGTATTACTGGTCTTACAGATTCGCAGGCTGCGGCAGTAACGCGATCCATTGGCCACAAGCGTACAGAGGCAGTTGTCAAGCATATCGGCACATCGTCAGGCAGTGGTATGGCCTACAACCAGACCACCAGCCTGAGCGCGTCCGACATCACCACCACCGTCAAGATCGAGACAGAGGCCGACTTTTACTCCGTCAAGTTGGCGCTGATCAACCGGGCGCAGAACGCCATCACAGGCAATACAGCAGTTGTCGGCGTGACAGAGACAAACGCCATCGACACTTCGGCGCTAATGGGATCGCCCACCATCGGTGGCACGTCTTACCAAGCACTGGCCGGCGCTGGCACCGTTACCGGCTGGCGGTCAGTCACCTGGGCCGGCGCTGCGTCGGTTGACGTGGCTGCTGCGTCTGCTGGTCAGACGTTCGCAATTTCCGACAGCATCGCACTGAGCAGCATCGCACGCACAGATGGGGGCACTCGCCCGCTGCTCATGTGGCGCACCTGGCGTGGGGGCGCTGCGGCCGGCAACTGGTCATTTAACACGCACGGCACAGCGAGCCGCACCGCATCAACACCGATGCGCAACCGCACATTTGTCGCGTCCAACGCCTTCAGCAACGCGGTGACTACGCTCAATACTGCGATGTCGCTGACTACCACAGTGCAGCCTGTTTTCCCCATCGTGCGCTTCACGGTCCCGGTTGTGAGCGTCTGGGGTGTTGGTGACAGCATCATGCAAGACGCAGCGCAAGCCGAAGAAGGTCTTAGCGCATGGGGCTACAGAGCCTGCATGGACGTATCAACGCCCACCGCGCCTGTTGTGTGGGCCAACATGGGCGCATCCTCGCAGACGGCTGCTGTGGCGTGGGCTGCAGCCAAAGCGCTGCTGACCGCTGGCGCACCGGCCCCAACGGTTTTGGTGGTTCAGCCGGCCAGCGTGAACGACGACGCCAGCCCGGATGTGCGAACCCGCGAAGCCCAACTCGCCACCGCGATGGATGTGCTGGCAACTGCCAAGCAGTACGGCATCCCATACGTGGTGTGGGCGCCACTCATGCCCTACAACACCCTGAACAGCGCGCAGGACACCATCCGCAAAGGCACGAACACGCTCATGCAATCGCTGGCCGCGTCCAATGGCGTGTTCTGGCTGGACTTCTCCAATCTTGGTGACGGTGCCGACCCTGAGAAGTGGATTACTGCATACAACGACGGCACGGGCGCGGCGGGGGACGGCATCCATGCGGACACAGACGCATTTGAGGATGTGATGGCGCCGGCTCTGGTGTCTGTGTTGCGGCAGTTAGTCTGATGATCATCGGCCCCAGCTACCAGCTAAGGAACTTATGACGGAATTTGTAACGACCCAATGGCTTGCTTTAGGGGCTGTATCTATTGTGATTTGGTTTATGAAGCGAACCATTGATCGTGCAGAAGACCGTATCAAGCATAATGAAGACGATATTCAGGCCATTAAATTGGACTACCTACACAAGAATGAATTCAAAGAATTCAAGATTGAAATTCGTAGTATGTTTGAAGAGATTAAAACGGATATCCGCTCTTTACATAAACCACAATGACCTTTTTTAAATCTGGGGGCTGGAATGCCCTATGCGATGTTTGTGGGCATAAATTTAAAAGCCATGAAATGCGAAAGCGTTGGGATGGCCTTATGGTTTGTGATGCTGACTTTGAACACGACCATCCCCAGAAGTTTTTACGGGTACGAGAAGATAAAATTGCCGTACCTTGGGTTAGGCCCAGACCTACTGATATTGATGTTGGACCAACTTGTGACTACTGGACGAGTTCTCCGATAGCAGACTTTGGTACCGCAGACTGTGCTTATGTTGGTGGAAATACCTCCGTTGAACGATTGATTGAACTCTACCGCCCAGGAACATCATGTATTGCAGCTATTGCTATAGCTGGTTATTCAATTTCAGGAGTTATTTAATGGCAGACACTACTTTCATTGATCGACAAACACCAATTGTGGCGAGTTGGTTAAACGATGTTAATACGACTACATATGGAGTTGTAAATGTTAAGCATTATGGTGCTGTCGGTGATAGCGTGACTGATGATACTGCCGCCTTAGACGCTGCTGCAGCACAGATTGCATTGACTGGAGGCACTCTTGAGGTTCCGCCCGGCACATACAGGCACGACGGCGCTTGGGTCATTACGGGTGACAACATTGAGCTTGTCGGTCACGGGTATTCGTCCTGCATCGTCAACACCGACACCACGACGGATGGCAGCTTCACTGTGCAGATGGTCGGTGACAACTGCACCGCCAGAAACTTCCGCATTGACGGCAAGAAGGCCGACATTACAGCTACGCTGACCACCCGCACAGGTCTGCGCATGGAAGGTGACTATGCAACCGCTGAGGGCGTCTTTGTCCACGACACACTAACGGCGGCAATGTCCATTGGGTTCGGGCGTGGCGCCAAAGTGCGCGGCTGCACGGTGTATGACATTGGATATGTCAGCGGCCATCTAGACGCTGGCGGGATCATCGTTTCAACCAGCAGGGCGCCGTCCATCGTTGGCAATACGGTATACAGCACGGCGCGAAGTGGAATATTCACTTACGAGTGCACACGAGTCACGATGACCGGCAACACCGTAGACACCTGCGAAAACGGTCTTCGACTGGACGCAGTTGACAAAGATCAGGACTCATTTTCTGTCATTAGCGGGAATGTGGCAACTAACGGCACAGGGGATGGGATCAGGTTCACAGGTTCTCGCGTTGCAGTGACGGGTAATGTTTGTTACGGCAACGCTGGCAGCGGTGCGGTATCAGGCGGAGGATCGGATCAGACGGTTACAGGAAACACGTTTATTGCCAACACCACGAACGGCCTTCGTGTTGGCGAAGAAGACGGGCCTTCAATCCGCCTAACGATTGCGGGCAACAACTGCAGTGGAAACACCGGCAACGGAATCCACTTCACAAACACCACTGTTGCAATCACTGACGCTGTAATTACCGGGAACAACCTATTAGGGAATGGCGACAGACCGCTCAGATTGACCGCAACATCAGCCGCGTCTACGTTGGTTTTGGCAGACAACAACTGGCCGGCTGGCAATGTTCCGCAGCTTTCATATTCTGGTTGGTCTGTTTCAAGGCCAGGCCCATCGCATAACTCAACAGCCGCCGCCTCAACTATCACTCTTTACGGTGACGGATACCATGGCATCAGCGGAACGGCTGATATAAACACCATCACTGCTATGCCGGCAGGCAATGCCGTGATCTTGTATTTTGTTGGGACTGCTGCTACCAATGGTTTAGTCGATGCCGCGGGGAACTTGAGGCTTGCTGGTAATTTTGCCTACGCGCCAAACGCATCTATCCACCTCGTGAGCAACGGCACGAATTGGATAGAAGTCAGCAGGAGTCTTAATTGAATTGGCCCGCAGATTTCGATGGCAAACATGACACGCCGGGGGAACAGAGCAAGGAGTCTTCCCCAAATACTTTTAAGGTGTTCCAATGACTACATCCTCAACTACTTCGTGGGAACTAAACCGAAACCAACTTGTGGAAGCAGCCTATCGTAAGATTGGTCTTCCTGGTGAGGGTAATACGCTATCTACCGCCCAATATACAGATGGGACAGAGGCTCTTAACGGAGCTATTTCTTTAGCTGTAACTGATGGGATGCCTCTATGGAAACGCACCACGCAATCAGAAACTCCTAGTACTACGTCCCAGGTGTACACACTTTCTAACGCTGTTAAAGTGTTTGCTGTGTTTCTCCGGGATACTGATGGGGTGCAATATGAGCTTAGGAATAAAAGTCTTTACGATTTTAATCGGCTACCTCGGGATGCAATTGGTGTTCCTGTTCATTGGACTTGGAACCCGGCTATTGAGGGCGGTACAGTGTCTATTTGGCCGCTAACATCAGACGCAACTACTGTAAGTACTAAAACTCTCCAAATTGTCTACCAAGACGAGTTTGATAGTTTTACTACCACTACTACCCATACTCCTGATTTTCCAGCCTATTGGACTCTTGCTCTAGTATACAAGACTGCCTTGCTACTCGCTCCTGAAAACGGTGTTCCATTAGAAGATCGTAAGATGCTTCTGGCAGAGGCAAACAACTATTGGAAGCAGGCTTCAGACTATGGTGATGAAGATGGTAGTTTCTTTATTGCCCCTGAACGGAGATATTGATGGCGTATAGTAACAACCCACAGTACAGCACCTACAAGCAGGAGGTTATCAAATTTGATGCCACCCCGCTGTATCGGGTGGGTGATTTGTCTATCCAACGGGATAGCCAGATTATCAATATGTACTACGAACGGGTAAGCCAAGAAAACAAAACTCGTGAAGTTTACTTGAAGAAGCGTCCGGGACTTACTACAACTACCTATTCCTTGTCTAAAGACATAGCAGCAGACGTTCTGCGCGGTAGTTATTATGATGCTAATGAGAACACTTGGTATTGGGCTGTCAACGACAATGTCTACTCTATCTCTCCTGATGTTGGTATTTCTGTTCGTACAGTAACTACACTTGCTACTAGTAGTGGTAAGGTGGGGTTCTGTCCTTTTATCAAAGCTGATGGAACTAGGTATATTATCATCAGTGATGGTACAGATTTGTGGGTAGATAATTATGCTATTACCACTTGTACGGAAGTAATAGATGCTGATCTACCAACTCCACACCAACCTTGCCCCATCTATTTGAATGGGTACATCTTCCTTATTAAGACTGATACTGGTGACATCTACAACAGCGTAAATGACGATCCTACTAGTTGGGAACCAGATGAGTTCATCCAGGCAGAAATTTATAGTGACTATGCTTTAAAACTTATTAAAGCAAAGAACTATCTTGTTGTTTTAGGTAAGTCTAGTGTGGAATACTTCTGGGACGCTGGTAACGCTACTGGGAGTCCTTTATCTAGAAACGACAGTCCTGTTCGTCAGGTTGGGTATGTTTCTGGACTTTGCACAGTGGGTGACACCACATTCTTTGTGGGACAGGAACAGGGACAGGGGCTTACAGTGTTCTCTGTGAATAGCTTCAAGATTGAGTCTATTTCCAACTCTGTTGTTGACCGCACTCTGCAACCGTTTAATAGCACCCAGAACACCAAAGGTGATGCAACAAATGACCGTGATGGTTATTGTGTGTCTATTGATGGCCGTACATTCTATGTCCTTGTTACAGGTCAAACGACATGGTTTTATGACATCAATGAAAAGCTTTGGTATGAGTGGAAAGGTAGTGATGGGGAAGGTCTGAACATTGAGGGTGTTTTCACCATGTTCAATGGTGGTTGTTATGTTGCTATTGCAGGACAAACTACCATGTCGATGCTCTCTCAGAAAATCTATCAAGACTTTGGAACCAACTTTACCTGCCAATACGGTACAGAAGACTTCACTGGGGATACCCTAAACTGGAAGGTATTAAATAAAATCTATCTTTCGTGTTCCAAATATCTCAGTACAGGAACCTCCAATGCAACCATTGACTATAGTATTGACGACTGGAGCCCAGACGGAGTAGTTGGTACACGCACAATAAACGTATTTAGTAATAGTCCGTTTACATCTAGGTTGGGTAAGTTTAGGAATATTAGCTTTCGGCTTTCATATGCTGATAACTACCCGTTCTTTATGTCTGGATTGATACTTGATATTAACGTAATGGGAATTTAAAATGACAGATACTACGTTTAGTTCTGGAACAGTTATTGCGTCTACTTGGTTGAATGATGTTAATGACGCAGTATATTCATTAAATACGTCTACGACTCCAGCATCTGCGTCGGCATCAGGAGTCACCGGGACAGTGACTTGGGATTCTTCTTACATTTACGTTTGTATTGCCCCAAATACTTGGAAGCGTGTGGCAATAGCCACTTGGTAACGTATGGCTGATATTCTTCCTCCTGCACCTGACGATTCGCCTTTTGGGGCGTACAACTGGGTAGATTGGTACAAGAAGGTTAGAGATGCTATCAATAATGCAGGTAGTGTTGCCTGGGCTGCTATCACTGGTAAACCCAATTCATTAGCTGGTTATGGAATTATTGATGGAGTTCCAGACACTCGTACTATAACTACGACAGCCCCCTTAACCGGGGGCGGAGATTTGTCTGCAGACATTTCGTTATTCATCTCAGACTTTACTGGAAGTACTCCTGGGGCTGTCCCCACCTCCTTAGGTGGTACAACCAACTATCTTCGTGCTGATGGGGCCTGGGCTTCTCCTGGTGATGCATTAGGTGCTGCTACCGGTGCATCTCTGGCACTAACCGGAGACATAACAACTGGGTCTGGTACACTACATAAAACATCTGCTCCGCTTACTAATGCTGCCGCAGCACAAATAGCCACCTTACTAAATGCTCCAGTGGCTGGAAATCCAACAAAATGGATACCAATTGATGATAATGGAACCACCCGATATATACCTGTGTGGTAAGGAGAATATATGAGCTTTCTTAGTGATCTGTTTAGTGATCCTGGTCAATCCTTGACGGATGCGTGGAACACCATGACTCAAATTCCAGGTTCTCCTGAGGCTGTGACACAGTCGGTGTACAACGGCATTAATGGTGATGCTTCTTGGAATCCTTACTCCCCAGAAGCCTCTGTATGGGATCAAGGGGCTCTTGGCTCTAATCTCTCAGAAGACCCTAAGCAACGTGCTGCAGGACGTATGGTAGGCACTGCCATTGGTAGTTACTTCACTGGGGGTGCTCTAGGGAGTTATCTTGGTTCTACCGCTGGTGGTGCTGCCGCTAATGGTGCTTTATGGAGTGGTGCTCAAGCCGCTGGTACAGGCCAAGATGTTGGTACAGCTATGGCAAAAGGTGCTGCTGGTGGGTATCTTGGATCAATGGCCCCTGATGTAGCTGGTTATGCTGGTGTGACAAATCCAGTTGCTGGGAATGCTATTAATGGTGCAGTTAGTGGTACTTTGGGTGCCTTAGCTAGCGGTGGAAATGTGGGTCAAGGAGCTTTGTCTGGAGGTATTCAGGGTGGTATCCGTGGTTATGGTATAGACCAAACTGGTTATCAGCCCACTAGTGACAGCCAACAAACGTATAATGACATCACACAAACTAGTTCTATTCCGGACAATAGCCGCACCAGTACTGCCTCTATTCTAGGCTCTATGGGCAATGGTGAGGGTGGTATGAGCTATGCTCCAGCATACACGTCCACAGGCACTTACAATGCACCAGAAATGCAAGTACCTGTTGAATCTTCTTGGGCCTCTCCAGACCTTGGTGCATTTATGGGTAAGATACTTCCCCAGTCTAAGGAAGGTTGGGGAGACATGGCTCAAGGGCTTATGGGCCTCTATGCTGCTAATAAACAGCGTCGTATGGCTCGGGACTTGCGTAATCAAATGGGGGGTAATCGTAGTGCTTATGGAACACAACTACAACGTGAATTGCAACGCCGTGATGCTGCTGCTGGGCGTCGTAGTAATTACGGTGGCCGTGCTGTCGAACTACAAAGCAGCCTTGCTAAACTAGATTCTCAGAATGCTCCTGCAATGGCACAGCTTCAACAGGCTGAACTTGGCGGGTTGCTGAATATGTTCCAGACTGGTCTTCGTTATGGTGGTAAGTCTGGTTGGTTTGGGGATAGGAACAATCCTAATGTTCCGCAACAGCCTGGGTACTCTCTTAACAATCCTTCAATGGAAAGCTATAAGAATCCTATGCCAATGGATCAGACTTCTTTTGATCCATATCGTCGTTTCCGTATTGATGGGGGTGGAGCTTAATGGATACTCTACAAGGACTGACACAACTTAACCAAGTTCCTGTAGACATGACTCTTGAGGGTTTGCGGGCTATTGGTCAACGTCAACGCACAGACGAGATTACGCTTCAGGAACTGGCTAGAAAGCAGCAGTATGAACAGCAGGCTGATCCTCTTCGCATTCGTCAAATGCAACTTGCTAATGATGTTTCTTTACAGAACTTAGGCCGAATGACTCGTGAGAATAAAGAGGGTGATTTCACTTCTGATGCACGAATGCAAGCAGAATTGAAGAAGCATCTTCTGAGTGCCTCTCAAGCAGATTTAGATCAAGTGGCACAACATGGACAAAGGCTGGCATACAGTATGCACCAAGACCCTGCAACTCGGGCAAAGGAACGTGCTATTGGTCAGGCTCTCCTGCTGCAATCTAAGGAAGCTATTCAGGAACGTGAGAAGATTCGTCTTCAGGGTGCTCAACAACAAGAACTGATGCGTATGCAAATTGATGCTGGTAGGTTTAAGAAAGCTGACAAGGGTGGTTTCACCTTTGAGCAGTCTCTTAGTAAGTTTAAGAAAGCACATGAACAACATCAAGCATTGGTTCAGCAAGCATTAATGGCACGGCGCGAAGGTAATGAGCCTTTGGCAGAAAGCTACGAAGCTCGTGCAGAGTCGATTAGACCACAGGCTGAAGCAGAACTTCGTATGCTGCAACAACCTGGACAAGTTGACTTGGCTGCCACTGGTGACATTGCTGTGACGCCGCAAGGGTCCATTGCTCCGCAGAATAAAGGACCGACTGTTAAACTTACTCCGCAGCACGAAGACTGGGTTAAACGTGCTATGGCTGCAAACCCTGGAGCAACACGAGAACAGATTATTGAACAGGGGACCAAATTAGGGAAATTTAAATGAACTTCATTGATCCGGACAGCTTTGTAGACCCTGACCAAAAGCCTCAAGGGGCTTGGTCAGAGGTGTATAAGAAGTATCTTGCTGAGGCCCAACATAGGGCCTCTCGTGCGTCTATTCCTGGAAATGAGGCTTATGACAAAGCCCCTCCAATGTCGTATGATGAGTTCTCTAAACTAAAAGATAAAGAGTATCGAGACCGTTTAATTGCTGTTCCTGAGACTGCTCTTCACATGGGTCTTGGAATGGGTAGTGCTGTCTTGGGTGGTTTGGTGGCTCCTTTGGCACCTGTGATGCCTTGGGCACACACTCGTGATCCACAGAAGATGTTTGAGGACATTTCTGCGTTGCCATCAGCGATTCCTAAACTTAGTGATAAAACCGATGACTATCTACGGTCAGTGGGTAGTGTTATGCAGGCATTTCCTGCTACTGGTAACTACCCAGGTTTGCTTCGTCCTATGAAGGTTGGACAGGCTGCAGCCCCCACTGTAC